GCACCAAACTTCGACAACTGGGCCTTCAACCGGCCCACCTGCCCAGAAAATGACTGGGTGACAACCAGGGACGTTCCGAGTTTGTTTTCGATGGCGTCTTGCAGTTCATTGAAGCCAATCTTTCCGGCAGACACCATCTTCTGGGCTTCCTCACCGGTGACACCCAGCGACTCGGACAGCATCTGCAACGCCGGTACACCGGCGTAAGCCAGCTGCTGAAGTTCACGGCCGGACACCTTCCCGGTGGCTGCGACCTTCGTCATGATCTGGGACACATCATCCATGGACAAGCCGAACGCACTTGCCAGGTTGGATGTGTTGGTGAGCGCCCGATCCATGTCGCTACCGAGCTGCACACCGGATGCTGCAAACATTTGCGCTGCCTTGGCGGCATCTTGAAGTCCGAATGCTGTCCCGTCCACTGCCTTACTGGCAGAGTCCATCAAAGATTTGATCTGCGGTATGTCGGTGGTCGCGGCACCAAAAAGCACCCGCATTTTTTCCTTGGCGTCATCCAGCGCTAAGGCGCGGGACATGCCGCCACTTATCATTTGCCCCGTCATTGCTGCGCCAATAGCACCTATTGCGCCGACACCGATCTTCCCGACCGTCGCCAGCGCGTCAACACCGATCTTCCCGACCGATTTCAGACCGTTGCCGAGCGTGTTCGACAGGGTGTTGCCGATACCGCCCGTCTGGGACTTGATCTGGCTGTCAAGGTCCCTGCCGAACCCTTGCGCGTTGGGGGCGATAGACACCCACATAGAGCTGATTTCAGCCATGGCTATCGCCTCCTTTCATCAAGTGAATTGGCCGGCCGCCGCCGCTTCGAGCAGCTGCGCGACCTGTTGTGGTGTACGGCCTTTCGCATTGCCGTAATGCTCTTTCTTCACAGCCCCCCACGGCCGTCCCGGGTGGGGTTTGTTGCGGTGGCCGTTGAACGCGACAATCGCGTCGAACACGTCAGCCAACATCGCTGTCTCACGCGAGATCGGGAAAACCCAATCGTTCAATGCGGCGCACAACCTCGTCGACGGGTCGGCCGCCAATGCCTCGACCAGCCGGATCGCTTCCCCCCACTCGGCCCAGCCGCCGATATCGTTTACGGCGTGGCCGTATATTGCACGGAAGTCGTGTTCGATGGCGCCCCGGTATTTCCGGACGAGCCGGACGAGGCCGAAGATTCCCCCAGCTTCGCGCCCGTCAAATTGTTGTAGGTGTCCTGCCAAACCTGGAACATTTCAGTGAAATCGTTGACATCCATCTCCAGGCAGTCATCCACCTGGTGAGGTGCCAGCATCCTGATCAGTTCGATAGCTTGCTCGTTGCCTGACAGGCCCTGGGTGTTGACTTCAAGCAGTTTCCGAAGTTTCATGCGCAACGGCAGGCGAATGTCGGCTATCTGGTCGTCCTCGTCTTGGTCAGGGTGCCATATCAGCAGACGGCCCTTGACGTCGTATTGTCGGCCTGACTCGGTGGTGAATGTGGGCATGGTTTTCCTTTCGCAGAACGCAGATGGATGGTTAACCGCCCGGTGTCGTGTCTGCGCCCGCGACACCGGGCAGCACATGACGGCTAGGAGGACTTGAGGGCGGTCATCCAGACTTTCGCCTGGCCGCCGATCGCCTGGTCGTATTCGAGCGCGATTGTCACCGGGTAGCCGATCGCTTCCCCGTTCTTGAGCGACAACGTGTCGATAGCGGTAACAACTGCACGCGGCGCATACACCCGGATCAGCGAGTCGGCGTCGATGACGTCAATGACGACCGGGACGGGCTTGCGTTCCACGTTCGTGTTGATGACGAACTCGCCGTCCTGGCTGTTCTGTGTCACCTTCACACCGAACGCCAACTCGATCGTTTCCAGTTTCGTCTCCATCAACGTCAACGACACCTCCGGGTTGTCTGCCGGTGGTGTGCGGATCGTGCGGACGGTCGCACCGTTCTGCCACGCCTTAAGCGAGGTCGAGTCGCCCGCGCCAGGCATCTTCAACGAAATACCTTCTTCAGAGATGTAGCCGACATCCGGCATACCGGTGATGCTTGACCCGGTTCCTGTCGGGGCTGTCCCAAGCCCGGTCGGGTCATAGTAGAAGCCGCCAGTGATAGCGACCCTCACATTGTCTGCATTAAGTGCCATGGTTAGTTTCCTTCCTGGTTGGTTGCCTCGTCGACCGGTGGCGGTGTCGCCTTGTTCGGTTCCGGTTGACGTTTCGATTGCTTGTGGTCAGTTTCGGGTGGCGTGATTTCTTGCCAGCCCTGGGTCAGGTATGGCCCGGCATGGTCCGGTGCCACCTGAATGATTTGCCCGCTATGCGGGTGTGTTAGATCCATGTTGTGTCCCTTTCAAAGTGATCTCGAATATCAGCTGCCGCATCGGTTCCCGCTCGGTGCCCAAGTCGGCTGGGCCGCTGGACGAGTCAACCTTCACGACCGGGCCGCCAGTGGCTGCTGGAAGCACAGCCAACAGCCGTGTGACCAGCTTGTTGCACGCCAAGTCGGTATCGGCCCAAACCCGGCACTCCATCAGCGCAATGTCCTGCGGCGGGTCTTGATGCCCGCCGATACGGTTCCAGATGATCTGCTTGCCGCCGGTGCGCGGCACCTTGCGGGCCACATACACGTCGGGCAGCAACCGTCTGGTCTGTTCACACATGACAAGCTCAGCGTCGGGATAGTCGATCAGTGCCGGTTGCAGCATCGTCTACCTCTTTCTTCCGGGTTTGCCTGACGAGGCGCCCAGCGCTTTCGTCAGCGTGTGGTGTTTACGTTCAACTGCCGGGGCATAGTCCAGGTCGCTGGCGACGTTCACCACCATCCGGTCAGTGTGATACACGCGGGTGTAGAGGCTGGCCTGGTAGGTGCCGGTCACAACCGGGGCGGCTGCTTTCGCCGCCCCCAACACCTTGTCGCCTTCACCTTGCAGCACCCCGGCCATGCCGAACTCGCCGTTCAACAACGCCCCTATGGTGGCATGGTTCAATTCCAGGGGTCCGACAGCGGTGATGATTGTTCCGGCCACAAGTCAGCCCTCCCGACGTATCGCGGTGACAGCCATACCGGGCTGCCAGCCGGTCATTGGATGCCGGTAGTCGTGCGGGAAGCCTTGCACCTGGTAGGTGTGGCCCCGTATTTCGAGCCGGTCGAGTGTCTCAATGTCGGCGCCCGGTGGTGCCAGCACTGTCAGGGCGTCCCGGGATTGGTCACGTCCCACGGTTGTGACGTCCTCGATGCCGCTGCCGGCCGGATAGACTGCGCAGCCGGTGATTTCGGCCCGCTCGGGGTCAGCCCAGTCGAGACCGTCGGATTGCCCCGAATACGGGTCATCGACCCGTTTGGCGCGCAGCCGCGTCACCGTTTCGCCATGGGTGAACATCACAGCCGGGCGCCTTGCAACGGATCGTCAGGCAGCGGCCCGCCCAGTTCGGTGCACGCGTCGATGCTCATGTCCGGCAGTATGGAACGCCGGGCAGGAATATCGGGTGTGACGTCGACGGTGCCGGCCTTCCGGCCTGTGCCGCATATCTTCTGCAGCAGGTCGAGTTCGGACGGCCAGAACAGGCCCTTGCGGAGCCTGGACGAGTCCACAGTTTGCGATTGGGCGAACGGCCCGGCGGTGACCTGCTCAGTCAGCACGGCACCCGAACCGGCGTCGTCCCAGCGGACGATAGCGGCCCGTAGGACGGCCTTGAACTGGGCTACCTGCAGATTGGTCAGACCGGCCTCGTCGGCCAGGCATGGCGCCACCAGGGTCGCCTGCGCCACAGCGTCCTGGATCATCGCCTCAGCCTTGGCAGTGTCGATGTCCGGGTTGATGGCCTGCAGGTCGGCCAGTTCGATGACAGCCACGGTCACGCCCCGCCAGCCTCGGTGGTTGTCTTGCGAGGACGGCCACCACGGCTCCGGGCCGCCGCTGGCGCGGCCGGTTCACCCGGCACGCGACCGTCTGACGCGGACACGACAGGTTTCCAGCCCAAAGACGCCAGATGCCCGGTGGGAACACCATCGGGCACCTGGATCGTCTCTACGCCGTTACTCCAAGCCGACATCACTCGTCCGGTCCTGTCGGAGGCGGCGTCACCGCACCCTTCGCCGGTGTGATCACACC